ATATGGTTTAAACAACGACAACAATATAATATTAAGAAAGGATTCTTTTGGAATATTGTTGGGAAGGATAATATAGTACCTTCTGTCAATAAAATTAATATGTCTTAATTGTACATATTTTTAGTAACTATGGTGATTCAAAAAATGAAACATCTTCAATTTCAACGGTCTTTATAGTTGATCCATTTAAAACTTGATTAACATATTTTTCCATTCATTACCATTTTTTAATAGACCATATAGTAATGTTATATGCGGGGTTTTTGTGGATACTATTGCATTGTAGCTAACATAAAAGTTACAGAAGAACTACAAGATGCGCATAACAGGCTTGAATTTCTTCCACATATCAACACCTTTGATAGTTATAAACCACATGTGACTATTGCTTATATAAAGAAAAATCCTGTAACGAGAAAATTAATTATAGATGATCTTAAAAGAAAACTTGTTGGTAAAAAATTAAAGGCGTTGAAAATAAATTATGGTTATAAGAAATAAAATAGCTGGTATAGATTATAGCCTAACATCCCCATCTTTATGCATTTTTACAGGTGGAAATATTGATGATTTCAATAATTTTGAATTCTTCAATCTAAATTCATCAAAATCTGACATACAACATCTTAATACTTTCAACAATATACAAGCACATCTCCACTCAGATAACTACTTTGACTTCATTGAAAGGTATGATATAATAAGCGATTTTTTTATTGATAAATTAAATTTATTTAAAGTTAAGGATGTTGTAATAGAAGGATATAGTTTTGGGAGTAGTGGTTCAAGATTATTCCAATTGGTGGAAAACACTGCTGTGTTAAAATACAAAATAAGGAAAGGGGGGTTTAATCTGTCTATAGTTCCACCAACAACTGTTAAAAAATTTTTTACTGGTAGTGGTCGTGCTGGAAAGGAGTTGATGTACGAAAGTTTTTTAGATAATACAGGTGTTGATATAGCAAAAACAATAAAAAAAAGATCCAATAGTCCTTATTCTGATATAGTAGATTCTTATGCTATATGTTTATATAATCTAAAACAAAAAAATGAGAAAAAGAATTAATAAAAAAACAACCGCTACAACAAAGAAAAAGAAAAAGAAAAGAGATGGATTTTTTAACACAAAGGCATGGAGAGAATTAAGATATGAAGTTTTAAAGGAGAATCAAGGGAGTTGTAGTCTATGTGGAAGAAAAGCTGGCGATATTTTAGAAAATGGTAAACGTGCAAAAATAACTGTAGATCACTGTCTGCCGAGATCAAAGTATAAAGAATTGGAATTGTTCAAGCCAAATTTAAGATGCTTATGTGACGAATGTAATACAGGAAAGGATAGTAAAGTTGAAGATGAATTTCTATTTATTTTAGAATTGTATAACAAAGAAAATGGAGATAACTAGTTATCTCCATTTTCTTTTTGCATTTAAATTAAGAAGATCTTCAAAAACAGAAAGCATGATTTTTTATATTCATGACTTACTTTTTTTGTAATAATTGATATCCATTATTCTGCTTTGTTTATTAAATCAATTTTTACCTGAGATTTACTTTCCCCAGTTAATTTTGTCAATTTTCTTTTTTAGCTCATCAAAGTCAACAGGTTTGTAATTTATATTTTCTACACAAACATTAAAATGTTTTGGTCCTGTTTTAAAATCTCGATGACTATTATTATGTAAATGTCCATGAATATTTACATAAGGCATATGTTTATTCATAGATAAAGGATGATGTGATAAAATAAAGAAGTCATCAACAATAATTGGATAAGGAATAAAATCATAAAATAATTCATTGTAAAAATTATTACTAAAATTATCATGATTTCCTTTAATCAGTACGATTTTTCCATTTAATCGTTTTACAATTTCTCTTATTTTATTCTTACTAAAAAAAGCAAAATCACCAAGATGGAAAATGATATCATCTTGACGAACAACAGAATTCCAATTTTCGATTAATGTTTTTTCCATATCATAGACATCTTTAAAAGGTCTGTCACAATATTCAATTATGTTTTTGTGATCGAAATGAGTATCCGAAATGATAAATCTTTTAGACATCGAAGTTTCCGATTAGAATTTTGAGTGATCTTATTATTGCTATATCTATAGGATCTGTTGTAATAGGATTCAATATATAAGAAAAAACATTTTCTTTGTAATTAATAACATTACCTATTAAATCATAAATTGTTACAGATAGAATATGCACTCTTAGATTATCAGCAATACTATCTACTTTAATTTGTAAACTCACAACTGCCTCGGATTTTTTATCATAAAGAATTATATTTAAATCACTATCGGTTGTAGTAACTTTGGAATTGTTAATATTCAGAAAGAGCGCTTCATTGGAAGTTTCATGAATTAGAATTTCATGAGCACAAAGATTGGTAGGTAGTAGTAACATGACTACTAAAATTAAATTTTTCATTAGTGTAAGAATTTATTGATTGATTAAGGTGGGAAAGTACCCTCTAAAGGATTCGAACCTTTATAACTAGCTTAGAAGGCTAGGGCTTTATCCATTAAGCTAAGAGGGCATACCGGTAAATATTATATGTAAGTATATTATATAATGATTTACTTTGTATCGCTGTTAGGCTTCCATCGCCAGCTTGACTGCCAGACGGACTGGTTCAAGGGCTTCTTTGCAAAACCTAACCCAATCATCTTCACCAGGCTTAGCGAAATAGTCGTCTACACGCCGTAACGCCTCCAGCATTTCAGGGGCGGCGGCAATCAGTCGAGCATTGGCCTCGTGTTCTTCCTTGCTGATAGTGCGCGGATCACCACTACCGCAGTCAAAATACTTGACCATGGCAATGTGTTTGTAGCCTGAAAATATTGCTGTTTTTACATGTTCACTCTCAATTCTCCATGGAGCATTGCTGTGTACAGGGTAGTCCTTCCCGCTGTAGGCTGTTTTCCCATCAGTTATAATTGTTGGCGTTTCGCTATCTTTGCAAACCGTTCCCCGATATGTATTTCCGTCACCATAGCTATTCATATTGTCTCCCTAATTTCTATTCCTATATTATTCCGCAGTCATCTTCTAATATCTCAAGTATTCCTGCACGAATTATCTTTGAAATTTCGCTTCCTTTATTTTCGCATGCTTTTTTTGCAAGTTCTTTTATTACCCCTCTGAATTTTCCTGAATATCCAGCGTTGCCTTGATATGCTATATAATCTCTCAGAATTATATCAATCTGTTGTTTATCACAATGTCTTAGTAGTATTTCTTGTATATAAAGCGCATTGTTTTTGGCGGTGGTAAGTGGTATAATCATTTCTTTATCTCCTATTTTTGTTTTAGCGTTGCCAATATTTTAAAGTAAACGTTGATTTATTGGTCTTATTTGCTTTCCATTTTTAACTTCGTGACACTCCACAGGGCTTGCCCTGTGGCTTCTGCTTAGTTTTAGTTTTCTAAGCATTCTTTTCTTGCTTCAATGACGATTCTAATGAACCATCTCCACCAGCGTTATAATTCCCGATTGCCCATCGGTATTTGTAAATTAATATACAATCATATTTAGAATATGTCAAGTACTTTTTAAATTATTTTGCCTTTTTTTGGATTTTTCAAAAATTATTCTTATTTTTCATTATAAATATACTAAATAATAGTGATGTCGGGCAGAAGGTTATAGGGAATTACCAAGAAAACATCGTTGGCTTGTCCAGAGGATGAATTGGCAAAATAATTTCAAAAAGTGCTTGACAAATATTGAATATGTTAGTCAAAAGTAACATCAATGGAGGTCACTCCCGAGATGATAAAGGGCGTTGTGGCGTTCCCCTAAACGAATAAGGGTTGCATAAATCAAATTTCGTTTGAAGCCACGGGGGCAAGCCCCCGTGGTAAGTCGATAGTAATCCCATGAAAATAAAATCTTGGGATAATTTTTTTAAGTATTTTTAATGAATTTCACTTTAGAAACGTTTTTTGAAAACAAACCTGAATCTACGAAGAAAATAGAAAAAACAAAATTCGAGAATCTACACGAATTTCTAAATCCTACAAAAGGTAAATATATAGTACTACCAACTGGATTTGGTGGAAAAAAATGCCCCATCTTTAAAACAATGATTAAAGATGGATTTAATTTTTTCAATAAAGATGGTATCACACTTTCAAAAATAAAAATGAAGATATATGAGAAGTATCTAACATTTGCCTCAATGATATATAAATCATATTCAATGGCTTCAAGAAAACAAGAATCTGACGTTCCTTATATATTTTTCAATATGTCAAATGATTCTAAATTTAATCTTGAAACTATTTTAGGTATTAAACGAAGTAATGCTACAAAAATGGTAAACTTCTTTATTAAATATGGATTCATAGAACAAATTTCAGAATACAAATCATATATAAACTGGAATGATGAAAATGACGATAAAAAAACGTATTCCAGAAGATTCATTGTAAACACCCAATTCTATAGAGAAGCAGTAAAATATTACTTCAGGTTTGATGAATCTATTGAAAAAAGAAATAATTTCTTGAATAATACGTCATCATTAAAAGTAAATGAAAAAAATGAAATAAAATTTGAAAAATTACTTTTAAATGATGATGTGATAAAATCTTTTACATTTCCTACATATGAAGAAGTATTAGCACGAGCTAAAGAAATGGTAAAAAATAAAAAAATTGATAAACATAATAGACAATATGTGTTTAACATTCCTTCGGAATTCTTCTCAGAAGAAAATGGAAAAATAAAAACTAAAAAAAGATCTGATGGTTCTGTATTTAAATATACAGTTAGAGGAAAACTTAAAGAAAATTGTCCATTTGTTGATATTAACGCACATATCAACTCGTATGTAATTATGATGAATAATGAAAAAATAGTTAGAGAAAGAAAGGTTTATAAAGATGATAAAAACAACAAATATTATGACAGATTCTATTGTACTCTTTCACTTTTTCCAAAATGGATTAGAGAAATGATAAAAATAGACTCTGAAGAAATCATTGAAATAGACGCAACCGCTTTACATTCTAGAATAGTTGGCAAATTGTTTTCGAACCATTCAACACACTATTCACAAGAAGGCTTTCCACTCCTTTCAGAAGATTCTCATTATAGGGTGGCTCAATTTTTGAATGTTGAAAGAAGCGAAGCGAAGCAGATTGCATTATCATATTGGAATTCTAAAATTGAAAATGGTAAAACCATTTCTTCAAAAAAGAACAAAGAATTATTTGAAAAAATGGATAATTTTTTGTATACTAATCATAAGGACTTTTTTGATTTTCTTGTGTACATAAAAAATGACATGAAATCTATTAAAGGAACAAATACTCATTCTAATATGAGTGTTCTGTTAATGGATTATGAAAATAGAATTATGAACGATATAATAAATTCTGTTGGAACTCATGTAATTTATGTGTATGATTGTATCTATGTTAAAAAAAGTGAATTTGATAGAGTAAATAAAATTTTTCAAGACACCATTAAAAAATGGGTAAAATAATAAAAATAATATGGATGAGTTAATAGATTTTGGACATAATACTAAAAAAGATGATGATATTGATTTAACCCTTGCTAAAAAGTATAATATCTCTCAAAGAGAAATCAATGCTATAGTTGATGGTTATAAAAAGCCGCCTGTTGAGATTTATATAGATCAGCCATCTATCAATAATAGCGATATCAATAAATTTCCAGTTCTCAAAGATGATGATGAAGAGTTTTTTCTAAAATGTTTTGATAATTTAATAAAGTATGCTATGAATAAAAATGAGTCTTTATTTGAAGTCATTTCAGGATATAAAGATTTCAATTTAAAGGCATGTGATATGTTATCTTTAAATATTATCCTTGAGAATAGTTCATCTGATATAGTTAATATAGAATATTTTGATGTTGAAAATGATGCTGTTGTGCTTAAAACAAAGAGTATCATCGTAGATTTCATTTAAAATAAAAATAGATCATGAATATATTTAAATTAAATGATAGTATAGATGAGGATTCTTATACTAATGATCAAATTGACGCATTGAAAAAATGCGAAGAATTTTTAAATTCTGATGAGAAATATTTTCTTCTTTCAGGATTCGCTGGTTCTGGAAAAACTTCAATCATAGAAAATATTTTAAAATACAGTAATGGAAGTGTTTTAGCACCAACAAACACTGCTGTAAAAAGATTGAGAGAAAAGATAAATCTTCCTAATGAAAGATTTGAAACAATTCATTCATGTATATATGGTTCTCCAGATCCAGATACAGGTGAATGGATTCCAAAATCAATTGAACGAAATAGAACATATATTATAGACGAAAGTTCTATGATTTCAATTGATATTTTCAATGATATATTATCATTGAGTTCTGAAAACAATAATAAAATTATATTTGTTGGTGATTCTTATCAGATTGAACCTGTAGGAAAAGATCCAGAGTTGTTTAAATGGAATGAAAAATATAACTGTTTTAATCCTAAGTATAAAGTTTTGATGTCTGAGGTTAAAAGGACAGATAATGGTATATTAACAGTATCTAATGATATTAGGGTAAATTTGTATAATAGAATCATAGCAAATAAAGATGTAGAGGTTGTAAAGAAATTTGGAAAGTTATTGAAAGAATGTATTATAAATAATAAGAATTATGTAATTATAGTAGCAACAAATAAAAGTAGAATGAAATGGAATGCAACCGCAAGAAAATTGAAAAAATTTGAATCTATTGTAAATAGTGGTGAAAAGGTTATGGCTGTTGCTAATAATAGACTATTAAATTCTGAAATTGTTTATCTACAAAATCCTAAACTTGTAAAAAGTTTCAAAGATGTAAAAGTTAATATTGGTACTGAAAGATATCCTAATAACAAAATGTATGATATGCATTTTGTTATTGATTCTAATAGAACTATTCTATTTATACCAGAACTTGATATACCTTCGCTACACGGGCCTCAACTTGTAGAAGCATTTCAGGATGATGAGATGTTTGTTAATACTACAAATTTTGGAAAAAGATGGAATAAAAATGTAGATATATGTACATACGCTTACGCAATAACAACTCATAAGGCTCAAGGACAAGAGTATGATTACGTGTTTATTGATGTGAATTGGTTACATCATGATTGGAATCATAGTAGATGGTGGTATACGGCTGTTTCGAGAGGTAAAAAATATGTGCAAATAAAAGAATCGGAGATGATTAAATGATATATTTACCAAGAATTTTTTTAAATTCTAACAATCACGTTAAAGTGATAAAACCTTCGTTTCAGATAGAATCTGCTGATGATGTTTTGTTATGGCTTAATAATGCGCTTAAATGCATTGATTTACTTAATGATAAAATTATTCATATAGATTTAGAACCTTTACAACTTGGAAATTATGAGCAGAGATTATAAGAAAGTTTTTAGATATAATACCATAAACCATAACGCAAAGGGTGGTACTGAGTTAACAATAGATGGTCTTTTAGATAATGTTGATAACGATTTGTTTAAAGATGTTGATATTTTAGTTTCAAGTATTCCAAATGGATTTTCTAAGGGAGATAAAACAGTAATACTTTGGATTCATGATCTTCCGATAGATTTCCAAAGTATTAATAAATACAAGGATGATATTGATATTTATGTTTTTGTAAGTAATTGGCAGAAGGAATTATTTATCAGAACATTTGGTTTGGATTGGGATAAATGTAAAGTCATTAAAAATCCTATTCATCCGATTGATGTTGATTTAAATAAAAAATGGGAATCAACTGAAAAGATAAAGATTGTTTATTCATCAACTACGCATAGAGGTTTGAATATACTACAATCAGTTTTTAACGAAATACATAAAGTATTCAAAAATACAGAACTACATGTATTTTCTAATTTTGATTTGTATGATCAACCGTTCAGAAATAGACCATTTGAAAATTTATTTAAAGTTTTAAAGGAACAAGATGGTGTTGTATATAGGGGTGCGGTTAAACATGATGAACTTATAAACGAATTAAAAGATGCTCATATTTGGGTATTGCCATCTATTCACGAAGAAACATATTGCATAGCACTTGCAGAGGCCATGAGTGCAGGTTGTATATGTGTTCATAGTAATTTAGGTGCGTTACCAGAAACAAGTAGAGGTGTGACAATTTCGTATGATTTTTTTGATGATTTGAATAAACATGCTAACATGTTTTATAAAAAACTTGGAAGTGTGATAGAAACTATTAATAGTGATATCAATCAAATAAAAAATCTTAGTTCTATCAATAAAATTCTTATAGATACATTTGGAAATTGGGAGATAGGAAAGAGACAATGGATCGATATTTTAAATGAAATTAAAGCATGAAAAAAAGAAAAATAAGTGGAAATCCATTAAAAGATTTTGAATATTCTTTTAATTCTGAAATAGATTTTTCAGAAATTAATGATTCTAATATAGAAAAAAAATTACCATATATTTTGAATTTTTATCATAGATTTTATAATTATAAAGATTCAAGAAATTTTCTATGTAAGATTGAAAAGAAATTTTCAAATAAGATAAAATCTTTAAATGATAGTGAATATTATAATTATATAACATTGGGTTTTGTTGCAGATTTGATATATAAAACAAATCCGACCAATGACAATATAATAAAATGGTATAAAGATAATTTGAATAAATTATTGAATGTCGATAAAAATGATAAAAGAGCATTTAACAATTCGTTTGACATTCAAAAGGCTATTCTTGAAAAGGCATTAGAAATAATGCCAGATATTGATCAGTATATAGATGATCAGATATATAAGAATGAGAATAATTTTGATCTTCAGAAACATTTAGAAAAATATAATCTATCTCCATTACATATAAGAAAAATTTTTAATATATTAAAAAAGGAACAAGATGTTTTTTTAAATTTTGATAACTGGGATGAATACACTATAAGAAGTTATCGACATTTTTCTACATATGATATTAAAAGAATTGTAAAAATTTATGATGATGTGTTGGAAATTTTAGAAAAATATATTACATTTAACACTAAGAAAAAAAGCGTATCAAGGGCTCCTAAAAAAATTTCAATGGAGAAAAAAATATCAGGATTAAAATTTTTGAAAAATGATGATTTATTAGGTATTGTTAGTGAAAAACCAGAAAAGATTTTTGGGTCTACTTTAATAATGCTTTATAATGTAAAGACAAAACGAGTAAGAATCCTTGAATCTGAGAGAGGAATGGTACTATCTGGTTCTACTGTTAAAGATTTTGATAACTCTGTTGAAAAGCCTTTAAAAGAACCGCAAGAATTTTTTAAAGGTATTGGTGGTAAAAGAAAAATAAAAAATATGTATAATGATATTCCTTCTAAAGAGTATAATTCTACAGGAAGAATAAATAAAGATACCCTAATTATAAAAATATATTAAGATGATAATTATCGATACTGGTCAACTTATACATGGAAGCATACATTTTCTTCATTCTGAAAATGAAGACATTCACGTAGATAACATAAGAAAGGTTTTTTTGAAATCTATATTGAAATCTATTTCATCCTTTAGGGATGATAATGTAGTTTTAGCTTATGATAATTCATCTTGGAGAAAATGGAAATTTGATAAATATAAATACGCCAGAAAAGAAAAGAGGAAAGATAGTGAGATAGATTATGATGAATGTTTTAAATGTTTTAACGATGTTAAAGAAGAAATTGATAAAAATTTTCATTATAAAATAATAGATGTTAATGGTGCGGAAGCGGATGATGTTGTTGCTGTTTTGACCTCTTATGTAAAAGATGAAGATATTATTATAGTGGCAAGGGATAAAGATTTTTTTCAATTGCATAAATTTCCTAATGTGAAACAGTATGATCCTGTGATTAAAAATTTTATTAAGTTTGATAAGAAGTCTCTCGATTTGATGAAATTTACACACGTATGTAAAGGAGATTCTGATGATGGCATTCCTAATATCAAGGAAGATGATGATTTCTTTTACAATAAAATTGTGAAGAATTTAAAAACCAGGCAAAAATCTATTACCAAAAAGGAATTAAACGAATGGTTTTATTGCTCTGAATTTGAATTACCTTCTGTTTTTGGTGAAAAAATGTATAAACGCTATGAACAAAATAAAGTTCTTATAGATTTTGAATTTATACCAGAAAAAATAAAAAAAGAGATAATAGAATCATACGAAAATCAAAAAGATAAAGATGATAATATATATAATTATCTTTGTGATAAAAACATGATTTTGTTATTAGATGAAATTCAAAACTTTTAAATTTAGTAAAATATGCCAACTTATGATTATAAATGTGAAAACTGTGATTATGAAGAAGAAAAAATAGTTTCTATGGCTAATATGGATAAACCGTGTGAAGAGCCATGTCCAAAGTGTGGTGAAATGTCAGTGGTTAGAGTATTTGGTGCGCCATTAGTAAACCTTAGTTTTCGTGGTAGTACTATTCAAAGTCATTCATCTGATGGGTTTAAAGATATACTTAAAGGAATAAAAAATAAATATGGAAAGAATCAAACTAAAGGTATAGAACTATGATATATGTATATGGTTGTGAAAATTGTAAAGTGATTTTTGAAAGGAAATTAAAGGTTGAAGAAAGAAATATTCCATGCGAACTTCCATGCCCATATTGTGGAGAAAAATCTATAAAAAAACTTATTGGTGCTTCACCTATTCATTGGGAATTTGCAACAAAAACAAAACAAAATTCTGTAAGTGACGAAGAAATTTATAGAAAACAATTAAAGAAGTAAAAATAAATGAAAAAAGTAAATGGCAGACACTTTTTATCAGATTTGAAGTTTTATACAGATTATTCTAAATGGAGAGATGAAGACGGTAGATATGAAACATGGGAAGAAGCGTGTGAAAGTGTGATGAACACACATAGAGAAAAATATAAAGATATTGATGGTGTCAAAGATTTGATAGATGAGGCCGAAAATTTTTATAAAGAGAAATTTGTTCTTGCGTCACAACGAAATCTACAGTTCAGGGGTGAACAGATTTTTAATAAAAATGAAAGAATGTTTAATTGTTTTGAAAAAAACACTGAATTTATAACATCTGAAGGTGTAAAATCTTTTAATGATTTTGAATATGGTGATAGCTGTATCGTACCAACACATACTGGAAGTTGGAAAAATGCAGTTGTTAAAAAATATGGAGTTCAAAAACTTTTTAGAGTAACTTTCTCGAAGGGAAGTAGAAAAGAAGATGTTTTGGTTACGAAAGATCATAGATGGTTGTTAAGAAAAGGTGTTGAAACCACGAATCTTACAATTGGAGATAAAATTCTTAGACCCAAAAATATTTTTCAGGATTTTAATTGGGAAACCGCATCAATCGAAGAAAAAATTTATTGGTGTTATGGATTAATTTATGGAGACGGAACAAAAGTCGTTTCTAAAAATAATACGTGTACGTATAGCATGATTAGGTTGTGTGGAAACAACTCTAAATTTGAAGAAAGATTTAAAGAACTCGGATTTAAATCAACGAGACCACTTTCTATTGCGGGTGATGTTATGGTATATACAGGCAAATATTCTAAATTTGAAGAAAGATTTAAAGAACTCGGATTTAAATCAACGAGACCACTTTCTATTGCGGGTGATGTTATGGTATATACAGGCAAATATCTCAAAACAACACTAATGGCAAATCCTTCTATTGACCCACCGGAACTGATTAGAGCATTTGTTCATGGATATTTAGAAGCAGACGGAGAAAAAAATAGAAATAAAACCGGAAAAAAATTTTTATCTATACAATCATCAGAAGTTGAACACATTGATTTTATAAGAAAATGTTTTCCTGTCGCCGGAGTTTTTATAAACAACGAAACAGACCTTACAGGTCAAAAAACAAATCATGGTACAAGACCATATACAATTAAATTTCATCTCACAGAAGGAACAAATGGTTCTACTGACCAACACTGGGTAGTAACTAATATTGTCGAAGAGAAAGAGGACGAAGTATGGTGTTTAGAAGTTGAAGATGATAGGTCATTTATACTTAATCAAGGTATTGTGACAGGAAATTGTGCTACTGCATACATGGATAAAATTGAAACTATTCATAAAGCATTTTTTCTTACCTTATGTGGATGTGGGGTAGGTGTAAATATGATGAAAAAATGGACAGATAAATTACCAAATTTAGTTCATAGAAATAAAGATATTACAAAGAATTACATTATTGATGATAGTATAGAAGGTTGGGCTGATGCGGCTGGTGTTCTAATTTCATCATATTGCGATGGTGATGTTCCATTTCCTGAATATCAAAATTGTATTGTTAGGTTGGATTATTCTAATATTAGGCCAAAGGGGGCATTCATTTCAGGTGGATTTAAAGCACCTGGACCAGATGGACTTAAACAATCATTAGAAAGAATTGAGCAATTGTTTGAAATGGAATTATTGCTAAATAAAAAAATGAGGCCAATTGTTGCTTATGATGTTTTGATGCATTTAGCGGATGCTACTCTTTCTGGAGGAGTTAGAAGGTCTGCTGTATCTATTATTGTTGATCCTACTGATGAAGAAATGATTAAGGCTAAAACTGGAAATTGGAGAGAAGAAAATCCACAGAGAGGTAGGTCTAATAACAGTGTTGGACTTTATAGGGGTAAATTTTCATACGAAGAATTTGCAGATCTGGTGAAACTTAATAACGGAATGAGTGATATTGGATTTGTATTTTTGAATAATGATTATGAGTCCTTTAACCCATGTCAACCTTCATACGCAAAGGTTATTACTCCTGATGGGATTAGGGAATTTAAAGATATTTCAGAAGGTTCAATAATTTGGTCTAAAGAAGGGTGGACAAAGGTTGTAAAAAAATGGTCAACAGGCGTGAAATCTGTTTATAAATATCAAACAACGGCCGGTATTTTTTATGGGACGGAAAACCATCAGATTGTACAGAATGGTGAAAAAATTGAAGTAAAAGATGCTGAGTCTATTGATATAATTCGTGGAAAGGGGGATTCATCTTATATAATTGATGCACAGGATGTTATGGATGGTCTTGTTATTGGCGATGGATCTGTACACAAGGCATCTAATAATCTTGTGGTGTTGCATATTGGGAAAGATGATACTGATTATTTCACGTCAGAAATTAAGGATTGTATTTTAAAACATAGAACAGGTATACATGAGACTGCATATTCTGTAATTACCACAATATCAAGTGAGGAACTTCCAAAAACATATGAAAGAAAGGTTCCGGAAAGATTTATCAAAGACCCTAATAAATTAGTAGGTTTTCTGCGTGGTGTCTTTTCTGCTAATGGAAGTGTATGCGAAAACAGAATCACGTTAAAAACAACTTCTAAAAATATTTTGGAAGATGTACAGTTGATGTTGAATTCTATAGGAATAAAGTCATATTACACTACAAATAAATCATCTAATGTTAAATTCAAAAATGGTGAGTATATTTGTAAAGAATCATATGATCTGAATATCACGTCTGATAGAGATATTTTTATGAATACCATTGGATTCATTCAGGAATATAAAACAGATAAGGTGAAAAATGTAAATGGGTCTAAAACAAAGTGTTCACATGAAATAATCCACAAAGAATATATTGGTGATGAAGAAGTATTTGATATCACGGTAGATAACGACACGCACACATATTGGACACAAGGCTGTGATGTTTCAAACTGTTTTGAGATTGGTTTCACACCAATTCTTGACGTTGAAAAGGAAATTACTGGCTTTGCATTTTGCAATCTTGTTGAAATAAATGCAAAAGCGTGTATGAAGGATGATAAACTTGATGTTGATAAATTTTATGATGCATGTCGTGTTGCTTCTACAATAGCAACCCTTCAAGCTGGTTATATTGATTATCCATATATGGGTAAAATAACAGAAGAAATTGTTAAAAATGAATCATTGATAGGTGTTGGAATTACTGGATGGATGGACAATCCAGAACTTTTCAATGAAGAAATTTTAGAAATGGGGGCATCAATTGTTATTGATACTAATAAAAAGGTATCAAAACTTATCGGTATTAACAGTGCGGCTAGAACAACAACGGTAAAACCGTCTGGTAATTCGAGTACGATACTTGGATGTGCCAGTGGTATTCATCCAGAGCATTCTATGAGATATTTCAGAAATATGCAATTGAATAAAGAGTCTGATACCGCCAAATGGCTTGAAGACAATATGCCAGAAGTTTTAGAAGAGTCCTTGTATTCTGCAACAAATACAGATTATGTAGTATCATCACCAATTGAAAATTCTGCTTCTTCAATTTTTAAAAATGATATATCAAGTATTGAACATCTTGAAAAAATTAAATTAGTTCAAAGGCATTGGGTAAAGGCTGGTAAAGTTAAAGAAAGATGTCTTATGAAAGATACCATGAATAACGTATCATGTACTATTATTATAGATGATTATGATGAAGTTGCAAGATATGTTTATGATAATCAGAATGATTTCACTGCTGTATCATTTTTAAGTGATTTCGGTGATAAGGATTATTATCAAGCTCCATTTACAAGTGTTTTAACCTCAGATGAACTGATAAAAAAATATGGTGATGGTGTCATTTTTGCAAGTGGATTGATTGTTGATGGTCTTCATGCCTTTGATGATAATTTGTGGGATGCTTGTGATTATATTTTAAACAGAGATAAAAAACTTGAAGGCACGAGGCAGTCTGTGTTTCTTAAAAAAGACTGGCTAAGGCGTGCCAGAAAATTTTCTAAAAATTATTTTGGAAATGATGCTAAAAAAATGATATATTGTCTTAAAGATGTTCACCTGAGTAAAAAGTGGCATGATATTAACAGGGCGTTTAAACCTGTTAATTTCGAGGAAATGCTCATTAAACCAGTGTTTAATGATGTGTCTAACTATACTGCACAAGCTTGTGCAGGCGGTGCATGTGAGATTTTATGAATCAACTACAGCCAATCGTTGTTCTTTCGATGACCTTTGAGACTGTAAAGAAAATATCGGCAAATAAGAAAACTATGAAACTTTTAAATCACGAAGGTGATCAACTACGCATTGATGTAGAAATAGACAGGTATCGTAACCGCTACTTTCCTGATAAAGGATGAGATAGGTCGGGGGCTGTTCGATTACTGTGAGTCTTGCGGTCTTGTTTCTCGGGAATATATACTCGACAAAGAAGGTCGCACCTATACCCGGTACACACATCTATTCAGTCGATCCTGTGCATAACAGAACAACGATAGGCGATCTTTTCAAGACAATAGGGGATCTAGTTTCTCTGCCATTAAGAATTTTTGGAATGTAAAAAGGAACCATCGATGATGACAACATCGATAGAAATATGATGAAATCTGAATATTAAATTAAAAACATCAAAATTATTAAATAATGACTCATAACGAAATTATTAGTTGTTGGGAACTTTGTTCTGAAATTATTGAGCATCACAATTTAGTTTGTGAAAGATTCATAGAACGATTTAAACTACATGATAAAAAGGGTAAACTTTTGTACACATGTAAAGATGTTAATGAACTTCGTGGTTTCTTGATATGTTTTGATTACAAAAGCTTTCATCCTTTAGGGATGATAATGTAAATTAATTTGAATAATATCTAACATTTTAGAAGGAGAAGAACTTGAAATATATTTAAACCCTTTAAATAAAAAAAAATATGAATGTAAACGATTGGTTTAATATGGTAGGCTATAAAAAAACAACAAGACCTCATGATCCTATGTGTTTTTGGAATGAGGATGAAGAGTATGAAATTTGGTTTAGTAAGTATTATATTCCTTTACATAATCAATATACAAATATGTACAAATGTGGATTTTTATAAATATAATATGAAATTAAGTCGATGGACTTATACAGACATTTTTTATAAGATAGAGGATTATTGTAACGAACAAGGTGTCCTTGTCGTTAAAGTAAACCCTACTTATACAAGTAAAAAGATGTTCTGTTTGTGGATGGACTCGTAGTAGTAATAGAAAAGGAAAGCAATTTAAATGTGGTCATTCGGATTTAAATGCTTCTATTAATATTGCTACACCGTTAAAACCTATATGGTTTAAGCAACGACAAC